CTTAGAGCGCAAACAATTACCTTTTGCTATTGCTCTTGGCCTTACTAGAACAGCACAGGGAGCAATTAGAGCGCAGAAGAAGGAAATGCGCTCAGTATTTGACAGGCCGACACCTTACACTGTAGGCGCATTAAAATACTTGCCAGCAGATAAAAGAGACACACCGATTAAATCGGCTATCTTCTTGGCAGAGTTTGCCGGTAAAGGCACACCAGCAGATAGGTATCTCGGTCCACATATCTTTGGCACGATGCGCAAACAAAAGCCGCACGAAAGAAGGCTAATGGGCAAAGGCTTAATCTCTGCTGGATATGGTACAGCACCTGCAGATGATGCTGAGTTAAATAGATATGGGAACATAAAGCCATCAACCTATGCAAAGATATTAAGCGAGGTGGGTGCATTAGGTGATCAAAGTTTTACTGGCAGGCGAAAGAAGAAGAAGAAATATTATGTTGCTTATAAAAATGGCAAAGCTGTAGGCATTAGAGAAAGGCAAGGAAATTACTCAAAAAAGATATTGAACTTTGCTAGAATTAAAACATCACGCAAAATCTATGATTATTATGGGCTAACGACTAAGTATGTTAGGGCTAATGTGCAAAAAGATTTTAACAACGCATTTAGATATGCTATGCGTACTGCCAAATAAAAAGGTACTTTAGCCAGCAAGCTCTTGCGGGGTATTTCTAAGCCCGACATTTTTTTAGTGGTAGAAATTTAAAAAGCGTTTTAATTTCAAAGGAGTGGAAATGAAACAGCAAATAGAATATGTCGAAACAGCGAAATTAATCCCTTATGCCCGAAATTCGCGGACGCATTCCGATGAGCAAATATCTCAGATTTGCAGCAGCATAAAAGAGTTTGGTTTTACGAACCCAGTGTTAATTGATGCTGATGATATGATAATTGCCGGTCACGGCAGAGCATTAGCAGCGCAACGCCTTAAAATGAAAGAGGTTCCTTGTTTGCGGCTGGATTATTTGACAGACACGCAAAAACAGGCTTACGTTATAGTTGACAACAAATTAGCTTTAAATGCTGGCTGGGACGATGAAATGCTAGCATTAGAAATTAAGGATTTAGACAAATTAAATTTTGATTTATCCAAAACTGGTTTTTCAGATGATGAGATTTCCATTTTTCTTGGTGATATAAACTTTGATGCTGGAACAGAAGATGATCAAGGGCAGCTAGATAAATTAGACCCTAAGTACATCGAATGCCCTCATTGTCAATCAACTTTTAACATTAGAGATTATGAGTAAAACAGAATTAAAAATAGATTGGGCGACTCATCAAGCGGCAAAGTTTGCTTGTGAAAATTGGCACTATAGCAAGTGCATTCCCATAGGCAAGCTAGTAAAGGTTGGCGCGTGGGAAGATGGCAAATACATAGGCTGTGTAATTTTTAGCCGAGGCACAGCAAAGTTTTTGGGTGCAAAATATGGATTAGGCCAAGATGAATGTATAGAGCTAACTAGAGTTGCTTTAACCACCCACAAAACACCTGTTAGCCGCATTTTATCAATTGCTATTAAATTTCTAAAAAAATCTAATTCTGGCATAAGGCTTATTGTTTCTTTCGCAGCACAGTCTGAAAATCATCACGGCGGGATTTATCAAGCAACAAACTGGGTTTATGCTGGTGAAACAAATGCAAATGCTGATGCGGTTTATAAAGGAAGAAGAATACCAAATAGAGTTGTCGGGGAAATAAGAAAAAAATATAAGTTAAGTGAAGAAGAATTATTGAAAAGAGGCATTTTGTCAGATATTCGCAGAATTTCTAAACACAGATATTTGTTTCCACTTGATAAGAAAATTGCAAAACAAATAGAAAATTTAGCACAACCTTACCCAAAGCGTGTGAAGCAGGCGATGGCTGGTGACCAACTAGCACAGCGGCAGGGCAGCACTGACCCACACGCTCCAAATGTTGTTTAAATGGCAAACCAAACCTTTCCATTAGATGATATTTGCAAGATTTTAGATTTAACGCCGCAAAGGGTTAACCAGCTTGTTAATGAAGGTATTATCCCGCGCCATTCTAGGGGGCGTTATGAATTAGTTTTAGTTGTTCGTGCATACATAAAATATTTGCGTGAGCGTGCGTTACGAGCAGATATTAAGGGTGATGATTATGCAGCACATAGGGCTAGGCTTACAAAAGCAAGGGCAGATATGGCTGAAATGGAACGAGAACAAATTCAAGAGCAGCTTGTGCCAGCAAGCGATATTGAAAGGGCTTGGGTTGACGTAACACAAAATATGCGTCAAAAATTGTTAGCTTTTCCACAAAGGGTTGCGCCAGAAGTTTATGCAGCCGAAAAACTGGTTGAGGTAAAAAATATCTTAAAGGACAACATTTACGATGCCCTCAAAGAAATCGCAAACGTTCAAGTCAGAGTCACTGAGCCTTTGCGTAGCACCGAACCTAGCGAAGATAGCACAGAAAGTTCTATCAGCCCTAGCACCCCCACCTGATTTAACTGTAGATCAATGGGCAGATAGGTTTCGCGTGCTTTCACGAGAAAGCAGCGCAGAAGCTGGCACTTGGTCAACTGACCGCGCGCCATACCAGCGCGGGATGATGGCAGCTATTTCTGACCCATCTATAGAAACAGTTGTTTTTATGACTGGTGCGCAAATTGGCAAAACAGAAATAATTAATAATGCTGTCGGCTATTATATATCACAAGACCCAAGCCCAATGCTGGTTGTCCAGCCAACTGTTGATATGGGAAAGACTTGGAGTAATGACAGATTGTCACCTATGTTGCGTGATACGCCAGTTTTAAAAAATGCAGTAAAAGACCCACGCAGCCGTGATAGCGGCAACACTTTGCTGCAAAAATCATTTGTAGGCGGTTATATTGCTATTGTCGGGGCTAATTCACCGGCAGGGCTGGCATCTAGGCCGGTTCGTTGTGTTTTTTTTGATGAGGTTGATCGTTACCCACCATCAGCAGGCACAGAAGGTGATCCGATAGACCTAGGCCGAAAAAGAACGTCAACATTTACATATAACCGCAAAATTGTAATGGTTAGCACCCCAACTAACAAAGGTGCGTCTAGAATTGAGGCAGCTTATGAAGAAAGCGATAAAAGACGTTATTTTGTGCCTTGCCACGATTGTGGGCATAAACAAACCTTAAAATGGTCTCAGGTACAGTGGGAAAAAGATCAGCCAGAAACCGCAAGCTATATTTGTGAGGCTTGCGGCAGCGTATGGGATGATGCAGACAGATATAGAGCTGTGCGCAATGGGGAATGGATAGCGGAACGGCCAAACGTAAAAACTGCTGGGTTTCACTTAAATGGCATTTATTCACCTTGGACACCGCTAGCAGATGCTGCGCGCGAGTTTTTAGCTGCAAAAAAGATGCCTGACACCCTTCGCGTGTTTTGCAATGTATATCTTGCAGAGACTTGGGAAGATCAAGGTGAAAGGATTGATGATTATGCTGTAGCAGAACGTGCCGAAGTGTTCGGTGATACTCTAGATGAAGGCATTGTCGTTATTACTGCTGGCGTTGATGTGCAAGATGATCGTATCGAACTAGAACTCGTGGGATGGGGCAGGGATGAAGAAAGTTGGTCGTTGGCATATCATACGCTATATGGTGACCCTAGCACCCCACATTTGTGGAATGACCTTGATAGTATTTTAAACAGCAGTTTTGAAACAGAAAATGGTAGGCAACTAGGAGTTAGGGCGACTTGTATAGATAGCGGCGGGCATTATACGCAAGCAGTATACAACTTTGTCAGGCCGCGCGAAGGTAAACGCATTTTTGCCATTAAAGGTATGGCTGGTGAGCAAAGGCCATTAGTTTCTAGGCCAACAAAAAATAACATTGGAAAAATTAAATTATTTACTGTTGGTGTTGACAACATCAAGGAATTGATTTTTTCACGACTTAGGATACAATCAGAAGGTGCAGGATTTTGTCACTTTCCTGCGGATAGGCCAGATGAGTATTTTAAGCAGCTTGCAAGCAGCGAAAAAATTGTAACAAAATACCATAAAGGCTTTCCGCGCAGGGAATTTATAAAAACCCGTGCGCGAAATGAAGCACTCGATTGCAGGGTGTACGCATATGCAGCTTTGTGTATATTATCGTTGAGGATAAATGATATTGCTGATCGGATACAAAATGCCTCAAAAAATGAACCAGAGCAGCCAAGTCTTGAGCAGCAAGCACAACAAAACCCATTTTTTAAGCGCAGACCGCAAGGCGGTTTTGTTAATAGTTGGCGGTAGATAATGGCAAACAGATTTGACATAGATGAAGCACCAGACGGGCAGCAGCCCGAAATAATTGTTATTGGTGATTATCTGCTTTGGAAACGCACCGATCTTATAGATGATTATCCAGTTGCAGATTACACAATGGAATATGTCGCACGCATTACCGCAGGCGGCTCAACCGAAATTAAAGTTGCAAGCAGCGTTGTCGGCGGCACATATGTGTTTGAAGTAGACAGCACAACCAGCGCAACATTTGACGCTGGATTTTATCACTGGCAGCTTGAAGTTACAGAAACTGCTTCCGGCAATCGTATTGTTATTGAGCGCGGTACTTTTACCGCCGTTGTTGATTTAGACGTAAACGGCACCGACCCGCGTACACACGCTGAAATAATGATTGCAAAGATTGAAAGTATCTTGCAAGGCAAGGCAGATGCAGATGTTTCCAGCTATAGCATACAAGGCAGATCATTAACAAAAATGTCGTTTGAAGAGCTGATTAATGCTCGTGATTTTTATCGCAAGGAATATGCGAAAGAGCGTGCTCTAGAACGTGCAAAAGCTGGTGAGACAACAGGGCAAACCATCTTGGTGAGGTTTTAATTATGGGCTTTTTTGACTTTTTTAAGGCAAAGCCCCAACCACGCAAGGCGGTTAGGGCATTTCACGGCGCGGACACAGGCCGATTGTTTAGTGATTTTGTAAGCAGCAGCCGATCGGCAGACAGCGAAATCAAACCATCATTACGAGTTTTGCGGGATCGTTGCCGTGAAATTAGCCGAAATCACCCATATGCTAAAAGATATTTGCAGATTATGTCCACAAATGTGGTTGGTTCGGCAGGGGTTCGCATACAGGTGCGAAAGCGTAATGATGACAATTCTTTAGATAGTGTTGGAAACAGAATTGTTGAGCAAGCGTGGCAACAGTGGGGCAGAGCCGGTTTTTGTACTGTAGATGGTCGGGTTTCTTGGGCACAAGCACAAAGATTGTTTTTAGAAACGTTAGTGCGTGATGGTGAGGTCTTAATTCAAAAAATTAAAAACCCTGCCGGCAACCCTTTTGGCTTTTCTTTAAAATTTTTAGAGGCTGATTATCTTGATGAAGGCTATGACGCACGGCTAAATAATGGCAATGAAGTGCGGATGGGCGTGGAATTAGATAAAAGCACCGGAAAGCCGCTAAATTATTATCTTTTTGAAGACCATCCACATCACGATCAAGGCTATGGCAGCAAGACAAAGCGGCACCATAAAATTGTGCCTGCTAGTCAAATTATTCACTGTTATTTGCAAGATCGCGCTGGGCAAACACGTGGTGTGCCTTGGATGAGCAACGTTTTATCACGCCTAAAAATGCTTGATGGCTATGAGGAAGCAACGCTTGTAAATGCGCGGGTTGCTGCGTCAAAGATGGGCTTTTTTACCAGCCCAGAGGGTGATGGGTTTGTCGGTGATGATTATGACAATCACGCACCTATAATGTCAGCCGAACCTGCAACGTTTACACAATTGCCTGCTGGAATGTCTTTCACTGCTTTTGATCCGCAAAACCCGACAGACAGCTTTTCTGATTTTGAAAAGGCTATTTTACGCGGGATCGCGTCAGGCCTTGGTGTAAGTTATGTATCCTTGGCAAACAATCTCGAGGGCGTTAGCTATAGCAGCATCCGGCAAGGAACAATAGAAGATCGTGACCATTTTAAAATGGTGCAACAATTTATGATTGACCAATTTATTGACCCGATTTATCGGGCTTGGTTAGAAATGGCGATAACAGTTGGGCGTATAAATTTGCCAATGGGAAAGTATGACCTGTTTGCAGATCAAGTTATTTATCGGCCACGCGGTTTTGCTTGGGTTGATCCGCAAAAAGAAATTCAAGCAAGCGTCATTGCATTAAATAACGGCATTGTTAGCCTTCAAGACGTACACAGCCAATATGGTCGTGATACTGAAGAAATTTTTGAGCAAATTAACCGCGAAAGCGAATTGGCTGATCGTTACAACATCGACACCGCTTTCCAACCATTTGGCACAAAGGCACCAGTGCCAGCAATTGTTGAAGAAGGGGCTGAAAATGTCTGAAAATGACCAGATTGAAAAAGAAACTAAATTGGTGGATAATGCACCGATGGAAAACGAAGAAATACATATTGAAGAACGCTTTGATCGTGGTGAGCTTATGCACCGCGCTGGGGCAGCTGAGATGGTCGAAGAAGATGACCGGCGCGTTAGAATGTCGATTTCTTCTGAGGAACCCGTTGAGCGTTCTTTCGGCTTAGAGGTTTTGCGTCACGATGATGGCGCGGCAGATTTGTCAAGGCTAAACAGCGGCCACGCGCCATTATTGCTGGATCACGATTTGACAAAACAAATTGGCGTTATTGAGCGCACCTATTTGGATAAAGCTGATCGCAAGTTGCGGTCAGTGGTTCGCTTTGGAAAAAGCGCA